GCGGCTTTCCAGCTCTATACCGCGCTTGGGCAGGTAGGCCGGGAGCGTGGTGTTGGCCTGTTCCTTGAACGGGTCGATCTCGCCGCCGAATGGCGTGGCGCGCGCCTTCTTGGCCTTCTCGGCGGCCTCGACACTGTTGGTGCCGGTGGCGAGCTGGTCCAACGTCTTCTTGGTCTGCTCGGCCTGGCTCTCCGGCAGCGAGCGGATGCCCTCGCCGATCACTCGGCGGGTAGCACCGTTGGCGGCGAAGCCGTTGTCATCCTTGTCGACGCGCTCGACCACGTGGTAATGCTCGCGGCCGTCTTCGCCGACCAGCACGAGCTGGGCGCTCTCCTGGTCGCGCCATGGGTTGCGGGTGATCAGCACACTGTCGCCGACCATCAGGCCCGGCACGTCGGCGATGCAGTACTCGGCGCCGCGGAACGGCACGCGTAGCCTGGCGGTGACCTTGCGCTTCTCCGGCTGGGCGATCGCCAGCTCGCGGCAGATCTCGGCGGCCGGCGCTATACGCAGCTGCTCTGGGCGGATCAGCATCCAGGCGCCGTAGCGGGTGCGCTGGTGGCGGGTGTGGATGGCGGTGGCGTTGTAATGGCGCATCCAGCGCCCGGCCAGGCCGTTGATCTGCTCCAGGGTGCTGGGCTTGTCCATCAGGCGCAGGCCGCTCTCGAACTCGCGCTCGACGATGTTGTGCGCCTGCTCCACCTGGCCCTTGGCGCGGGCGTTGCCCACCTTGTTGATGATCAGCTCGATGCCCAGCGCCCGGCACAGGTTGCGGAATATCGACGAGGTCATGGCCGCGCCGGGGTCGGTCATGATCATGAAGGGCGCACCGTGGAATGGATCGTGCTCGCCGCGCTTCTGCATCGCGCTGATCAGCACCTCGCAGAGGTTCTTCGCACTCTCGGCGCCCAGCACGTACTGCACATAAATAGTGCCGCTGGTGTGGTCGGTGATCACATAGCGCCACAGACGCTGCTTCTCGATGCGTTTGAGGTTCTCCGGCTTGCCGTCGTAGAACTCGGCCTTGTCCATCGCACGGGCGCCGTCGTCGGCCAGATAGAACTGGGTCGAGATCGAGGCGTCGATCTGCCAGACGTGGTTGGGGTGCAGACTGACCAGCTCGACGGCCGGCGACGGCCGCAGCACTTGGTCCGGGTGCAAGCCATAGGCGCGCAGCGCGCGGGCTATGGCGTCGAGCGACAGCGGGCGGATTTCGCCGGTGACGCCGTCGATGATCTCCGCGCGGATCTGCCCATTGCTGCGCAGACGCTCGACGGCGCGCTCCAGGGTACTGAGCTGCTTGTCGTTGTCGCGGATGGACTGGATCAGCACAGCGCTGATCAGCTCCGCTTCGTGCCGCTCCAGGGCTGATGTGCCGGCATCGGTGCGACGTTTACGGGGTGCGGTCACGGTGACCTCCTTAAGCTTGCGGTAGACGGTGGCGAGGGTGATGCCCAGCTCGCTTGCGGCCGCCCTGCACAGGGCGGTCTTGCTGCCATGTGGCGCCTGCTCGATGTCGCGAGCGAGGGCTACCAGGCGTTGGGTCATCACGGCGCTCATGGGTCAGGCTCCCTGCTGTTGGCCAGCCAGCGCGGCAGCCACTTCGTCTTCGGCGCCGTCGCGCATCCAGGCCGGCACCGCCGAGGCCACCGGGGTGGCCTCGATGCCGAACTCGGCGCGGATTTCGACAATGGTCTGCTCGACCTGGGCCAGCAGGCCGGCGGCGAAGGCGCGCAGGCCGCCGCCGTTTTCGTGGTTCATCAACTGGTGGATGGCCGGATGCAGCGCGCCAGCGATGGCTGCTTCGGCGGCGCCGGCTTTTGCCGTGGCCTCCAGGCGCAGCTCCTGGAGCTGCTCGTCGAGCGGCTTGGTTTCGACCAGCGGCTTGCGCGCCAGCTGGGTGGCCAGCTCGTTGATCTTGGCGTCCTTGTCGGCCATCACCCGGCCCTGGGCGGTCTTGTCCTCGCGGGCCTCGCGCAGGGCCTTGCGCAGTTCCTTGACGCTCATGGTGGCCACGTCGTCGAGGCTCAACTCGCCGGTGGCACCGGTGAGTTCCAGCTCCTGGAGCTCTTCATCATCCAGGACGAGCATCTCGAACAACTTGGACTGGCTGCCGATGGCCTTGGTCAGCGCGGCATTGCTGCCGAGCGAAGCGAACCTGGTAGCCGAGGTCATGAACTTGACGGCGACCTTCCTGTCGAGCCCGAGTGCATCCAGCCGATCGATAAAGTCGCCATGCCCGCAGGCAGACTTCAGTACTTGCAGGCCTCGCCCCACTTCCAGGCAAGCCTCCACGCTGCGGCGCATATTGGCGGCGATATCGCGCTGGATCAGATCCGGGTCGGTACAGTCGGCCGGCAGCTGGTAACCCATTTGAGCGGCCACGGCGCGCACTTGGGCTTCATGCTCGGCGGTTAGCGTGGCTACCTGTTGCTGAGCAGCGCTGAAGCCGCTGTCGATATCGGCGTCTTCAACCAGCTCGGCTGGCACTCCAGGCTTGCGGCCACGCTGGAGCATTTCTGCCAGTTGTTCGTCGCTCTTTCCCTTGGCGCTAGGCATCAGGCAACCATCCGTTCATCGTCGGCCGCCTGTTTCTGGAAGCGGGCAATGGCCTCTTCGCGGTTGCCATTGGCTTCCACCAGGGCATTGCGGAATTCGTCGGCGCCACGGCGGCAGCCGTAGTACCAGGCATCAAACTCCAGGCTACCCTGCGGGTAGTTAATAACGGTGGGCTCGCCCTCGATGCGCAGCTTGAGCGCGGCGCAGAGGCCGTCGATATAGACGCTGCTGTGGCGATCACCGCCGCGCAGCAGGCGGGCGGCCAGTTTCGGGTAGTCCATGTGGTGCTCCTCGGTCAGTGGGAAGTGATGCGTGCTTGGATTTCAGTGATGCGCGCCTGGGCCCGCTGCAGTTCCTCGGCGGTGGCCATGGCGTACTGCAAAAAGCCGATGCTCGGTGCAAAGCGACCGGTGTCCAGCCGGGTGGCAAAGCCAGACTCGATCAGGGTGTCCATGTAGCGGGTGATGTTGGCCGGGCTCTCGCCCAGGGCCTTGGCCAGGTCGGTATTGCTCAGCCCAGCCAGGGTGTGGCCGCGCAGGGCCTTGAGCACGCGTAATGCGCGGCGGACGCTGTCGTTGGTGCGTTTGGTGGTCATGCGCGGCGCTCCATAGTGACGACGACCAGGGCGCCGGATTGGGTGATGCCAGGCTGGCCGCCGAGGGCATTTGCCAGCTGGTCGTGCAGGCTCATGGCCTCCTCGCGCCAGCCCTCGGCGCATTCCTCCATGCGCGCCAGTTCGTTGCGCAGGCGGTCGTTCTCTTCGGCCAGGCGCGCGGTCTCAGCGCAGAGCTGGTCATAGGCGTGTTCATCCAGGCGGTGCAGCAGCGCCTGCAGGTTGCTGGCCTTACTCATCGTCAGGGCCTCCGAGTTCGAGTTGCGGGTGGGCGTGCTGGGCCACGTTGCCCTGGTGCCAGGCCAGGTTTTCCAGCCCGGCGCGTATGGCATCCAGCGTTTGCTCGGCGGTTTGCTGGCCGGCGTAGAAGGCCATCAGCGCGCCAGTGGCGCTGTGCAGCACGCTTTGCAGTTGTTGCACGCCGCCTGCGTTGCAGGTTTTGCCGGTGGGTATGTCCACCAACAGCTTGCCGTGGGCAGCGGCCAGGTAGCGGGTGATCAAGGGCAGGCCGCAGGCATGTTCCAGCGGCAGGATGAGGCTGAGCGGCAGGCGCCCGTTGCCCATCCACTTGTACAGAGTGCTGGCGTTGTTCTGGCCAAGGTGGTCGCAGGCCAGGCGCTCGATGCCCCGGTTGCGGCGCTGCAGGGCCAGCTGCGCGCAGCCGTCCATAGCCTCGGCGGGCGAGCGCGGTACCCAGTGTTTCCAATTGCGGCGGTTCATTGGATGGGGCTCCTTTCAGCCGTCTACGCGGCTTCTAAACAAAAACGCTGTTTCACCCTTGGCAATGTCGTTACCAACGGGCCAGTCTGTTGGGGTACATTCACCAACGAGGAACGGGTTATGGCTGATCTGGATGTTGAGGTTCTGCAGGCGCGCCTTGATGGCCTTCAAGAGGCATTTCTTGTGATGGGCGCGCTGCTGAACAAACAGGGAGTACTGAGTAGCCAGGTGCTGCAG